ACGAAAATTAGAACGGTCGCCATTTACCTCACCGATAGACGGCTGGAGATTGTGCAGGTCGCCCTCCATTGTGTTGAAAGTCGAGTCCTTTTTACACTCTTTACGTCCACCATTGCGCCAACATTTTAAATGCCGTCCAAAATTTTCAGCAGGCATAACATGCTCCCATTCTATACGAGATGCGCGCGCCTGATTTTTTCTCGGTGTATAACCGCATTTACCGAAATCAACAACGCCACTTTTACCGTTGAACGAGAATTCACAACCACAATAAAATGTTGTTTGCTCAGGGTTGGCTTTATAAATGTTAAGCAGGTGGGTTTTAGCGTTATTAAAATTTTGTTTACTAATCGTTGGTTTTGTTTCCGTGCTAACTGGCGCAGGAGTGTAAGAGCCTATTCTGCACGTTTTGTTTGCTGAGATACATGAATTACCGCACGGGATGCCCTTTCGACAGTTTTTAGCATGAGATAAAGAGGTAAAGGCTAAACAAACAGCTATAACAAAAATAATTTTTTTCAAGAATTCCATTTCATTAACAACTAAAAATATTTAAATTTTTTAAAAAAATCATTGACTTTTTATGTAGGATGTCCTACAATTATAAACATCAACAAGGCGTTGATAAAGCAAACCCTCAGCTTTCGATGAGGGCTTAAGGGAGAAACAAGATGTACAAGATCTTACTTCTCTTGGTTTTAGTAAGTTTGAGCTTCTCGGTTTACTAAACTAATCAAAGGTGAGGGTTGCAGCCCTCACCTGCGACCTTAAATATAACAATTGTTTATTTAAAAATCAAGGTGATTATATGGCACTAACAAGGGCTGAGATTAACCAACGTAGTAATGAAAAACGTGGTATAAAAAATAAAGGATTTAAATTAAATGTAGACGATATAGCAATGATTAAACAAACCGCTATAGACTTTAATATGTCAGAAGCCAAGCTTGTAGTAGAAGCTATTAAGTTCTTTAAAGACAATAAAAAAGCCTCATGAGAGGCTTTCTTTGTAATTCAGTATTGAACATTGTTCTTGTAGAGTAATTTCAGTTATATACAGTTATTGTATGTTAGGTACTTTATACTACTTTCATGTTAACATTTCAAGCATTTTAAATAAAAAATATTATCTAAATAAATTTTATATTATTGAGAATTTCTAACCTTTGCCCAGTTAGCATTGTAATAGCACTTAAATGACCAACTATATGATTCTCTCCTCCCTCTTTGATTAGTTTGACTTTAGAGCGATCAATATTCATTTTCTTTGCAATATCAACTACAGATAGAGGCTGTATAAAGGTTTTAGTTTGTTTGTTAAAATCTTTATTACTGATTATGCTAACTGCCCCGTCAAATGCTAATCTTTCTAATTTTCTACCCATGCCAGTAGATGCGACATATTCCTCAACCGTTCTAGATTGCCCAAAATAAAATAGTTTTAATACTTCGTATTGTTCCGCACCTTGCCTACTTGTTTTAGACAATGATATTAGCGCTGAATCTATCAGTAGAGCATCGTCATCGGAACAAGACTCTTTGTATCTTTTGGGTTGTTCATTGAACCATGAAGGTGATCGCTGTTCTAAATAATGGTTTTTTCTCGCCCAGTTACCCCACAATCGCAATACATCAGTAATATCATAATCAGCCTTAAATCGGACTTTAGCAACATTTTTAACTTCTTCTTTTGGTTGTTCTTCATCAATGCGTTTATATTCAGACACTATTTTCACCATTAAAATTCTTCAATTTCCCAACCGCCACCCAGTTTTTTAGCGCGCTTTTTAATTGCCAAGAACTTAAACGGGTACATATCAGCGGCGACTTTTATTTTCACGCGGGCATCGTCCATCCAATACCCTTTCACCTCGTGTAATTCAATTAAACTATCTTTATTCATTACGACAAAATCAGGCGTGTATGTTGTGTTATCAGCTAACTTGAATTTTAATCCCTCAAATTTAAACCACAGTATTTCATTTGCTCGTTCTAATGTTTTTAAATACTGATAATATTCAGTTTCGGTTTTGTTCATCTGACCTGATTTTAATCTACCTAGCGCTAGCATTGGATTCATAGTTTTATAGCCGCCTCTTTAATCAATATATCTATCGTTCTTAGGACACCCTCAGCATGCGCCAATCGGACAAATTCGGGTTCAAATATTCGTGTTCTGCGGTCTATTTCGTCATGACATGCTGAGCATGCCCACGCACCCTGTAAATCATTTGGTTTCATACCTATACCGCATGTACCAGCTAATCGATAATGAGCTAATACGGTGGTTTCGACATTGTGATTACAGCATGGTAACCGCACCTGACACTCTCTACCTCTCGCCAATTTAGTTAGCCTGCTCATCGTTAACCTTGTTTAAATTATGCTGATTAATGTATTCTCTGCGTTGTTCTCTAACTATTGCTATTGCTCGCTCTAATTCTTGCTCTTTATCATCGTATAGTTTCAGTTGTTCTTTGTGTTTGTTGTTCATTATGCCACCTTTGATAACTGGTCTTTGTACCAATCAAATATTATTAAATCTGTTTTAGATTTTTCGCTCCATTTAACACCATGCTCAGCACCGAACGCATATGCTAACTCAAGTAAATTACTTAGTTCTTTTTTACTCATAGCTCTTGTTGACTGACCCAAAATAATGAATCCCGTGCCTTCTAAATTGGGCACGGTTTTCTGCCCTTTTAGTGTTGCGGTAAAAACGTGTTTCCATTCCTCTGGCGTTAGTTTCAGACTATGCCACACAACCTGCTCTGATATATCTGTCAACGTTGCCCACATTCGGGCATTTTGTTCTAGCGTTCTAGTCATTTCCTGAATAGAAACTACCAGCGGATTTTTGCTATCTGTTGGCAGGGAGCGAATGAACGAAATTAGATTTTCTTTTACATTTTCGCTAATCAGTTTAAATATTTTCTTGTTTGCCATTCTTATTAACCTCATAATCCCAACACAAATGGCGATAGGTTTTAAAAATGATTTCGAACTGATTGGCTTTTGCTATATCCTGATGCAAGTCATCTTTTTTACCCGCTCTGAGGCGATATTTCAAAGTACTACCGAGACAAAAACCCAGAAACCGTTCAACAGTCATTGAACGCGCGATAAGCTCTATAGATTCAATATCACCAAATAACTTATAATGTTTTGGATTTGTAACATTCATGTCATAACTCATACTAAACCCTCACACACTGAAAATTACGCACTTCAACATCAACTTTAGTGTTGCCGAATGAGTTTTTAACTGTAGCCAGCGTTTTAATTAAACCTTTTTCTGTGAGTTTTGAATCACGATGCAACACGATTGTTCCCCACGCTTGCCAACCTTTCTTAACTTCTGCTGTTATTTGATATTTTCTAGCCATTTTTGTATTAACTCCCTCAATATTTCTTTTTCTTCATCTGTAAATTTCTTTGCTCTTTCTGCTAACTCATATTTAATTTTTGCTACATTTGCGCCACGTGTTTTAATCTCTGTCACATAGTCGTACGCTATTTTGTCTAGCATGTGATGCTGACCGAGTAGACAATGATTAAAACGGCGCTTTGCTTGTTGCATATTTTTTATCTGGTTTAGTTGATGCTAATTGATGCGCTACAGCTTGGTCAGTAGCATTAAAATGACCATTGATAAAACTCATATACACAGTCCCTACTTCACCGTTTCTAGCTTTACCTATAATGATTTCAGCTAACCCTTTTTGATTAGAATTTTCCTTGTTGTAATATTCATCTCGATAAAGTAGTAAGGTAATATCTGCATCCTGTTCTATTTCGCCCGAATTACGTAGGTCGCTATTCATTGGTCTTTTATTTGGTCTTTCTTCAACTTTTCTTGATAATTGACTTAATGCAAAAACAGGTGTTCTCAGCTCTTTTGCCATTGATTTAAGTTCTCGAGAAATAATGCCTATTGATATGTCGAAACGTTCTGCTTTTGGCGGTTTAATTAGTCCTAAGTAATCAATAAAGATGGCTGTTAACTCAGGGTGTTTCTGTTTATGACGTCTGGCGATATTTCTAATCTTTTCGATAGTTAAATCAGAAATATCAACCATCCAAATCGGTAAATTAGTTAATTGGCTGATACCTATGCTAATTTTTCCCCAATCGCTATCATCTAACTCTTCTGGGCTTCTAAACTTACCTGTAGCTAAATTCGTAGATGATGCCACTTGCCTTTGTGCTAATTGATTAGCTGACATCTCAAGAGAAAAAACTAAAACGCCTTGCCCTTTCATAGCCATTTGTTTGATTGTCTCTAGTGCAAATTCTGTTTTACCCATTGATGGTCTACCTGCGATAATTACAAAATCACTAGGCTCTAATCCACCAATCTTTTTATCTAGGTCAGACAATCCCAGACTAATTATTTTTTCCTTGCCACTCATTCGATTTTCTAATGTTTCAAACATATTCATCAGAACGTCGTTAATGTGTATTGGCTCTAAATCATCAATTTCTGTTGATAAATCATTAACCTGTTTTACCAATTCATTAACGATTAATTTGGTATTATCAAAATTATTTGATTTAGCTATATCACTACTGGCTTGTTTAATGATTTGACTAATCTGTTTAGCTTGATAGTTCTCTTTCAACATGCGCGCATAACCTTTGATATTCGCTGCGCTATGGCACATCTTCATAGTTTCAAACATATTGGCGGAGTCATTGCCTGATAATTTTTCACTGATGATTAGCGGATCTATCAAATTTTTGGATAACGCATTTTGTTTAATTTCACGGTATAACTTTTGGTATAGCTCAATCGTAAATACTTCGTCACTTAACGTGGTTAAGACATCAAAAGAATTTTGGTTAGCGCCATTCAGTAATAACCCGCCAATAACTGCGCCCTCTAATTGCTGAATATCCATTATTGATGCTCTCCTTGTAACTTCATGAATTTGGAACGAGTGTTATCAAGTTTCTCAACTGTCATGATGTTGTCGAAATTCATGGTCCAGTTAGTTCTTGGATTACAGATATCCAGATCAGTAGATATATCCATTAGAATTTCAAAATACATCCCAATGGCAGCTAAAACATCGCTATTCTTTTTTGATACTGCTTTGATTATGTTATCTATTTTTTCAATACGTTTAGGTGTTATCTCATCAACAAATCCTAGCTTTTCACCGCAGATATCGTTAAACAGCTCAATTACTGCTTTGTAATTTTTTTGAGAGCCATGCCAAGTAATTGCATCGGATAAATAACCGTCAAATCGTGTCATTCGGCAAATACTCTGAGGTTTAGCTTTTGCTTTTCCTGTAGCATCAAACCAATCGATGACAAGTTTTATTTCGTCAAGAGAGTATTTATTCAACGCCTTGATGAATGGGCTGAAATCTTGACAACGAGCATTACGAGATTGGTTGTAATAATTTAAAAGCTCTTGCGCCAAATTTTCCCCTTTAGGGGATATAGGGGTATTGTCTTTATTGTCTTTTGTAGTATTGTCTTTTGTGTTTACCTCTTTTGGTAAAGAGTGATTTACCGTTTTGGTAAAGGTTTTCTTTACTGATTTGGTAAATGTTTTACTGGTTTGGGTAATGTCAACTTTCCACTCATTCAGGTTTTTATTTATTCCGACTTCACGCCCTTTTGTTACCAGCACATTCATCTTGATCAGCTCGTTTTTTATAGTTGAACATCTCGTCTCTGGATAACCTGTTAATTCTGATAATTGTTTATTACCTATCCAGTCTATTTTTTTGTTATAACCGTAAGTTTTACGCGCAATAGATAACAATAAATTTTGTTGGCGCAACGTGAACGGAAAAGAGATTATTTTTTCCAATAAATCATTAGAAATTCTGGTATAGCCATCATCTAAATTAGCCACGCGCCCCTCTCTAGGCTTAAATTCGATTACTTTTGCCGTGGACATGATTTACCCCTTTTAGCTGCTTTAAAAACTTCTACAAATCGCTCTCCGAATTCTCGGTTATGTAATGCGATCATCGCTAACTCGTCGGGTTTATCTGCCCGTTGACATGTTCTGTAATATGATTTATTCTTTCTCATGTGATTTACTCCGATTCAGTGATCACGCGCCACTAACCGCTAATTAGTGGCTTTTTTATGCCATTTCATCAATCTCTAAGTATTTTCTTGCTAACGTTTTTATTGATTTAAGTTCTGCTTGTGACACTTCCAACGAGTCATCAGGCACGACTTTTAATCCCAAGCAAGTTATTAACTTTGAAATCATTGGAATATCGTCATTTTTTAATCTAGATATCTTTGACTCACTCACTCCTAACTCTATTGCAATAGAGGTCTGCGTTTTCTCTGCAAGACGTTGCAAAATCATGCTCTCAATCTTTCTAGATCTTTCATCTGATTTATTTAATAATCTTTCCATTGATTTGAACTCTGTTATTTTTTTCGATACAAGGAACCGTCTACTTTTAATTTTCCATTAGTAAATTCTTGTAGACGATATGCGTTTTTTTCTGGGATTATTTCGCCCCACTGAGAAACAGCAGCAGGACTTATCATCAAAGCGTCAGCTACTTTTTTAGGGCTTTTAAAATAATTAATAACTATTTTTTTTAGCATAATTAAAAACTCATTAGTTTAAGAATTCTAAAATATTACATTGTTAGAAAACTTAAGTCAATATGATTTAAGATAACTTAAACAATATAAAGAGGTGTCTTATGGCAACAGAAACAATTGGTCAAAGAATACGGAGGCGAAGAAAGACTTTAAATCTTACGCAAAAAGACTTAGCTAAATCTTTACAGGATGCTAGCCATGGTTCGATATCGCAATGGGAATCAGATATTACATCACCAAGCGCTAAAAATTTATTCGACTTATCAATAGCACTTGAGTGTGATTTTGCATGGCTTCTGAATGGAGGAGAAGAAACTAATGTCGTACCTGCCTCATTAAAATCTTTCAAAGTGCCGTTAATTAGTTATGTACAAGCAGGAGTATGGACAGAGTCTTGTGAACTTAGGGATTCAACTGGATTTGAGTATATTATGACATCATTAGAATTATCAGATAAAGCATTTGCATTACAAATAAAAGGCGACTCAATGGAGCCAGAATTCAAGGAAGGTGATGTTGTTATCATAGATCCAGCCATTAAACCTATTCCTGGTGAATTTGTTGTGGCAATGAATGGCGAATCAGAAGCCACATTCAAGAAATATCGAGAGTTAGGGTATGATGAACACGAAAGAATGCAATTCGAGCTTATTCCGCTTAACTCTGACTACACAACTATGAGTACATTAAAGCAACAGATTAGAATAGTTGGCACAATGGTCGAGCACAGAATATTTAGACGTAAAAGATAATAGCCCAAATAAAACACAACTAACTACTTCGGCGTTCTGGGATTAACTAGAAATAAGGAATATATGAATGGAAAAAAGAAAAATTATTCATGAAGGTGAAATTATTTTAAATGAAACAATAATACCTTGTTATATTCTAGATGATGGAACTAGGGTTTTATCTGGTAATGCAATGCAAAACGCACTAAAATTACAAGAAGATAATGAAAAAAAATCAGGGACAAGGCTGGCCAGATATTTGAATCAAAAAACGCTTAATCCATTTATTTATCAAGGAAAAAGTCCTGGCCACTATAGCCCAATAGAGTGTTATAAAGGGACTCAAAAAATTAATGGATACGAAGCAACAATATTGGCTGATATTTGTGAAGCATTTCTTGAGGCTAGAAATAATATAAACTTATCTACCAGACAAAAAATTATTGCAGATCAATGCGAAATATTGATTAGAGGTTTTGCTAGAGTTGGGATTGTCGCATTAATAGACGAAGCAACTGGATATCAATATGAAAGAGAGAGATTTGAATTACAAAAGATTCTCAACGCTTATGTCTCGGATGAAATATTAAAATGGCAATTAACATTTACTGATGATTTTTATAAAGAAATTTTTAGGTTGTGGAATTTACCATTTATACCTAAATATATTAAAAATAAACCATCTTTTATCGGTAAATTGACCGTCAAATACATATATGATCAAATGCCTAAAGGTGTAATTGAAAAAGTGAAAGATAATATTGGAAAAACAGAAAAAGGAAACTGGAAATACAGATGGCATCAATCTTTAACTTCTGATATTGGTCGAGAACATTTAAGAAAACAAATCATTGAAGTTACAACACTGATGTCTATTTCTGAATCAAAAGAACAATTTAATTATCTTTTTAAAAAGAAATATAACGAGGAGCCTCAATTACAATTAGAATTTAATGAGGCTCCACCAAAATAGGTTATTAACTAAAACAAAGCCCGCCCAGTGCGGGTTTTTTTGCACCTAAAATCCCTACCACAACTTTAAAACACCTTTCTGATTAAAAAATAATTTGCAATTCAAAATTACTCATAACCCGCATATTAAAAATCAAGCTATAGAATACTTAAATTTATTTTAGATTTCTTAAATATCTTATTGACAAATAATTTTAGATATCTTAAATTATAACACATCAAAACAAATCAACCTACCAACCAATTAGCAATACTACGAGTTACTAATTAGGTAGCAAGATTCAAGTAGCTAGCAGAGGCATAGAACATACTGCGGTTTTGGAAAGTAGCAATCACAAGAGTACGCATCGGGTGAGCGACGCAATCACTCCTAGCCTCGAGAGAGACCGACTAGCCATCAAGTTCTTTAGTAAAGATTGCTAATTAGCATTCAAATCAAAGCCCATTTTTAAAGTGGGCTTGAATTTGAAACAGGAAATATTAAGAGGAACACGGATATGAATACTTATCATAAATATGCACCAAATGTATTTTTAGCAAAATGTACAGAACAACACAACAAAGGTGATATTATCGAGGTAACCACTAAATACGGTAAAGATAATGAATCGATTGTGTTTAATCTTGTATTTGAAAAAGATGGATTTTTCTACTATTCAATAGTGCGAGCTGACGGATTTAATGTTCAAGAACGGGCTAAGAGAAAAGCGGAAAAATATGATGAATGGTCTTTATCTGCTCACAAAAAAAGCAGTGAATACATGAAAGCCTCACAAGAAGGAGCTGAATTTTTAAGGCTCGCTGAGCCAATTAAAATTGGACATCACAGCGAAAAACGACATAGGGCGCTGATTGATCGAAACTGGGACAGAGTCGGTAAGGCGGTAAAAATGACAGAAAAAGCTGAAGAACACGAAAGAAAAGCCGAATACTGGGAGAAAAAGCAAGATACTATTAATCTTTCAATGCCTGAATGCATCGAATACTACAGTTATCAGCTTGAAAAAGCAAAAGAATATCATCAAGGCTTAAAAAGCGGTAAATATCCTAAAGAGCACATGTACTCATTAACATATGCTAAGAAGGAGGTTAATAACCAACAAAAAAACTACGATTTAGCAGTTAAGTTGTGGGGATAAAAGTTAAGGCTTGGCGCTTGCCGTAAAAGCGCTATTTATTTCTAACATCCTTTGCCCTCTTTATGAGGGCTTTTTTACAGAATATGAGGAATAAAATATATATGGACAACATACCGACTGATTACGTCGGTTGTAATACACGCGTTACAAACCGACATGAGAACTACAGATTAACTAAGGGCGACAAGGCGTACGCCTTTTTTTCTGCCCTAATTTTATTGTTTGGTAGTTTATTTATATTGTTTAGCTGGATGTTAGATGTGGCGTCTAGTTAATAACGATTTTTTGTGAAATAGACTGAAATATATTGAGAAATATAGGATTTATGGAAATGACTACAAATATTATCGAAATAAAAAGCATGATCCCAGTAGGTTATGCTGACCGTGAAGCATTTTTTTTAAACGAAAATAACGAGGCGCAAGCACTGATTGACGCAGTAGTAAAATACTATTCCTCACTGACATTTGAGGGAGCAGATGGCAAAACACCTGCTGGGCGAAAAGCTATTAAGGATTTAGCTGCGGAATTGAATAAAAACATTAAGGAGATAGATAACGCTGGCAAAGATATCGTCTCTATATTAAAAGCCAAGCCGAGCAAAATTGACGCTACACGTAAAAAAATCAGAGATAAACTCGGTGCATTATATGACGAAATCAGAAAACCAGTAGTTGAATATGAAGCTGAGCAGGCTCGAATCAAAGCTGAGGAAGAGGCGAAAATTGAAGCTCAGCGCAAAGCCGAACAAGAAGAACTGGCGCGACTACGTGCAGAAAAAGAACAGCGAGATAGAGAGACGCGGATTGCTGAGGAAGCCGCTGAAAAAGCTCGACTCGAAGCAGACAATCGCGCCCGCGAGGCTGAACTCGCTCTACAGCGCGAACGAGAAGAAACTGCACGGAAAGAACGTGAGAGACTGGCTGAAATGAAACGAGCACAGGAAGAAGAAGCTAGACGGATTGCGGATGTGGAACATAAAAGGCAAGTTAAATATTCAGCATTCAAATGTTTGCTTGAAAATAGCATTGATAAAGATACCGCAATAAAAATCATCAATATGATTGATGACGGTAAGGTCAAAAACGTTTTTATTAAATATTAGGAATATAGTAATGAGTGGAAATAAATTAAGTGAATTAACTCTCACATTATCCAAAAAATTAGAGCTAGGAAGTCCTGAGGGACTGCTGGATGTACTAAAAAATACCGCGTTTAAAAGTAATGCTAACGATGACCAATTAACGGCACTTTTAATTGTCGCTAATCAATATTCATTAAATCCATGGACAAAAGAAATTTATGCATTTCCTGATTCACGGAATGGAATTGTACCAATTGTTGGTGTTGATGGCTGGGCGCGAATAATTAATCAAAACCCGCAATTTGATGGCATGGATTTCGAGCAAGATGATGAGAAATGCACGTGCAAAATTTATCGAAAAGATAGAAAACACCCTATTTCAGTAACAGAGTGGATGTCCGAATGCAAAAGAGATAACGCTCAACCGTGGAAAACACATCCTAAAAGGATGTTGCGACATAAAACAATGATTCAGTGTGCAAGGTTAGCGTTTGGTTTTGCTGGTATTTATGATCAAGATGAAGCCGAAAGAATCATTGAGGGCTCAGCAACAGAGGTTAATACAGGTAAACAATCAGATGACAGAAGACCTGAATTAATAAAACAGTGTGAAGAAGCCGCACAAAAAGGACTGGAGGCGTTTGGTGAATTTTGGATGTCATTAAGCCAACACGACAGAAAAATTATTGGGAACGATGAAAAAGAACGAATTAAAGGTTTATGCCCAGTCGATGCAGAATTTAAAGAGGTAAAACAAGATGACAGCAACCCATTCTAACGAGATTGAGCAACGTACAGATGCTTGGTTTACAGCAAGATTAGGCAAAGTTACTGCAAGTAAAATAAGCGATGTAATGGCAAAAACTAAAAGCGGGTACTCTGCCTCACGTCAAAATTACATGGCACAATTAATCTGCGAACGATTAACCCAGTCACCAACTGAAACCTATTCTAATGCCGCAATGCAACGAGGCACGGAATTAGAACCTGTCGCCAGAGAAATATATATCCTAAATCAATTTGATGTAACAGTAACTGAGGTCGGTTTTGTACCTCATCCTACAATCGAAAATGCAGGCGCTAGCCCAGACGGGCTAGTAAATGATGACGGTCTGATTGAAATTAAATGCCCTAACACATGGACGCATTTAGAATTTATGCAATCTCTAACGCCGAAACGTGAATACCTATTACAAATGCAATGGCAAATGATTTGTACAGGTCGAAAATGGTGCGATTTTGTTAGCTATGATGATCGTCTACCTGAAAATTTAAGTTACAAATGTGTGCGAATTTATCACGATGACGTACTAGCAAAAGAAATTGAGACGGAGGTTATTAAATTTTTAAAGGAACTGGACGATCGGATTAAAAAGATTGAGGCTAATTAGCAAACCCGACCCGTTTAAAAATCAATAACCGCCAACTAGGCGGTTTTTTATTGGAGTAAAAATATGAATATATTTTTTAAAAATGCAATAGTTTATGAGTTGAATAATGACAGTTTATTCAACAAAGAGACTATTGAAAAAGCAATTAAATCTCACCTGTTTACACCATGTGGTGGCTTTGACACGATAAAAATGGGTTGGGTTTCACCTTATAATGATAATAATCAAAATGATTTTATTGTCGATATGCAAGGACATTTATTATTACGTATAAAAAAAGAAACCAAAATATTACCAGCGCCCGTCATTAAACAAGCTTTATTAGAAAAAATTGATAAACAAGAGCAAGCTTTGAGTAGGAAACTTACAAAAAACGAGAAAGCTACCTTAAAAGATGAAGTTATGCTTGATTTAATACCAAGAGCTTTCAGTAAATATAACTATTATTGGCTTTGGATTGATACAGAAAACAAACGTATTGTTATTGATTGTAGTAGTTTTAAACAAGCTGAAGATATTCTAGCTCTTTTACGTAAAGAACTTGGTGCATTGGCATTAACGCCACTATCAATGGATAAACCGCTTGAACAGATTATGACCGCATGGGTTAAAGAAAAGTTAAGTTTCCCGCCTTTTACATTAGGTGACCAAGCCGAACTTAAAGATCCACTTGAGGGTAACGGCATTATCAATTGTAAGAATCAAGAAATCACCAGCGACGAAATGAGCACTCATTTTGATTCTGGTAAATGGATTACCAAGTTAAAAATCAGTGACGAGCGAGGCGTCAGCTTTATAGTCAATTCTGACCTTACATTTAAACAAATTAAATTTGATTCTATTATTCTAGATGAAAACGAAGATATAAGCTCTGATGAAACGGATAAACGCCTTGAGGCAGACTTTTTCTTAATGTCTAAAACCCTATCAAATTCAATTAATGACATCAAACACGTATTAGAAAAAATTATATAAGGAGATCAAATGCTAATTTTAACTAGGAGAGTAGGCGAATCAATAATTATTGGTGATGATATTGTTATTACTGTTCTAGGCGTGAAAGGTAATAACGTCATAATTGGTACTGATGCACCTAAAAATGTGTCTGTGCACAGAGAGGAAATTAAACGCAAAATTGATGCACAAAAATAACCAATTTCGTCTGTAGTCACGCCGACGGCGACAGAGTGACAACCTATATAAATTAAAAATAGGAGTACGGAAATGACAATACACACTCATACCGACATCACATATCAATGTGACATGTGTCAAAAAAAATCAAACAAAGCCCCTGCGGACGTTTTAAATATTTTGAACGTCCAAAGTTTAGATTCATCAATTAAATTAAGCCTGAAAATAAATTTTTCGTACGAGTGGGTGACAGATGCCATCATTTGCAATGATTGTGTTATCAAATATTTAAAAGAATTCATCAAAAAACAGGAGCAAGAAAATGGCAAATAGAGGAATAAACAAGGTGATTTTAATTGGTCATTTAGGGCAAGACCCAGAAGTCCGTTACATGCCAAATGGAAATGCTGTAGCTAATTTTAACATTGCAACATCAGAATCGTGGAAGGATAAACAAACTGGTGAAACCCGTGATCGCACTGAATGGCATCGAGTTGTCGTTTTTGGTAAATTAGCCGAAATTGCAGGTGAATACCTAAAAAAAGGAACTCAAGTTTATATTGAAGGACAACTGCAAACTCGAAAATGGCAAGACCAATCAGGACAAGATCGTTACACGACAGAGGTGGTTATTAATCCTCTCGGTGGGACTTTACAAATGCTAGGCTCACGAGAAAATAGTGCGGATGATAGGGAACGCAGTACCCAAAATACAGCATCGCGCCAACCAAATAAAAATGCACCTGCACCACAACCTAAAGCACCTGAACCACCAATGGATTTTGATGATGACATTCCATGGTAGGTGAACATGAACAAAAAAGAAATAATTGATAAATGCATAGAGTCGTATTCAAGACTCAAAAATTTAAAATTAGTTGGGCTTGAAGTTGGCATCCCTTGGCAAACAGTTTATGTGTATTTAAAGCAAGCCGGTATTTCTGTTACTGGCGATAAATCTCGGTATGGTTCAGCTACAGATAGAGTTGCTGTCATTGGCGAACAGCGCTTTAGACAAGCAGTACCATTTGCTACTGATAACAACGGATTAAAATTTCAAGCATCAATTGATTTTAATATCAAAAATTTAACCATCGATGTGAAAACATCAAAGCTTCAGCATAAAAACAATTGTAAAAAGTCATCAGAAAGATGGGCTTACTGCATCAATAAGCAAAAAGATATAGCCGATATGTTTGTATTCTATGCTCTGAACGACGAAATGGAAACCGAACACGTTTTCCTAATGCCTAATGAGTTAGTTACAAACAATTCTACTATATCAATACCTAAATCAGGCAAAAGTAAGTGGTTTGATTATAAAATCGATGAGCATGAGCTTGCGGATTTTTTCAGACAACTTGTTGCTTAGATTTAAATCAAATAGTTAACTAAACATAACCGCTGCGGCGGTTTTTATAACGCGTTTTATTTCAAATCACCCTATTCTATTAATTTTACAAAAATTCTCAATTATTTGGCGTACGATTTCTTTTGGTAAAAATCATGAAAAATATTGTTAGCTTTAGCGGTGGTCGCTCGTCCGCTCTACTAGTCTATTTAATGAAAAAGCAACACCCAGACACTGATTTCGTCTTCATGGACACTGGCGCAGAACATCCAAAACCATATGAGTTTGTTAAAAATGTAGTTAAGCATTTTGATATAAATCTAACGTGTTTGCGTGTTGTTGTTAATCCCGAGCTTGGAAGCGGTAATTCATACAGAATCATCTCACTAGATGAACTCAAGCAAGATTTACAGCCTTTCCGTGATATTTGTTATAAATACGGAACGCCATACATACATGGCGCATTTTGTACAAGAACAATGAAACTTGAGCCGTTTACTCGATACTGTAACGATAAATATGGCAAAAGCAACTATCAAACGTGGCTCGGCATACGTGCTGATGAACCAAGGCGATTAAAGGCAAAGGATGGTTATAGCTATTTAGCTGATATATGCGATTTTGATAAGCAAGATGTTATCAACTGGTGGAAACGCCAACCGTTTGATTTAGAGATACTCGAACATTTAGGTAATTGTGTTTTTTGTATAAAAAAATCAATTAGCAAAATCGCGTTAGCCACTAGGGATGAACATAAAATGGCAGAGAATTTTATTAATCTGATTGACGACCCTAACATCCGAGTTGTAGAACGCGAACAACAGGCTAATAAAATAATGTACCGTGGTAATCACTCGTTTATTTCAATCATAGCTATGTATCAACGGTATTCGAGAGAGGAAATAGTTAACACAATACTAGGTAATCGAGCATTTGATTCAGGTTCATGCTCTGAATCATGCGAAATATTCTCGTGCCAATTAGATTTTGATTTAAATGCTGGAGATTTTTTATGATCGGCTACTCATCATTAAAACAATTAATTGCAGAAATTAAAACAATTACAGATTGCCCACGCTCTCAACTACATTCGTTAGCAACTATCTGTTCAAATATTCTAAAAAAATATAATCAAAAACCATGTTCAATAAAATTAGAAATTCAGGCAGGCATATACTGTGCTATTGGCATAGCTATAGATGATATAAATGATGTAAATGATATCGATAGCATCGTCAATATGAATTTTGAATTATCCGAACAGGTTGCGGCTAGTACTGATTTAGATTCATGCCCAGTAATAGCAGTGTTTGTCCCAAAATTGATTAAATAACATTAACCCATTACAAACCGCCAACAATTGGAGATATTTGGAGAAAAAATATGAGCAGTACTGAATTACATTCAGGTACATTAACACCATTAAAAACCATCAACAGTCACCAAGAATTCATGGATTTTGTTCATGAAAATGAATTAACAGGTTATTTAACATCATCTATAGAGATTTATTTAGATGATTGCGGTATCACGGATGTAACAGCAACAAATGGGTGTGCGCCACTATTACTATGCGCCTATCAGTATAGGTGTGGATTACCTCAATATTGTTTTTATAAAAATGTAATCTATACATTTGATAATTACATTATGACGGATGATAAACGTTTAAAACGATTTGAACGAAACATGAAAAAAATAAATGACCAAAAATTAGATTACAAAAAATTCGATAACGAATGGATTCAAATAAAAACGACACGAGGTGAAATGCTATTTAACCCCTACTCTAATCATTTTAGGCTAGAGGGCAAACTAATATACGGCAACGCCTCAAATATGATTAATCATTTAGATATTAATAAAATGATATAGGTAACAATTATGACAAAAAATAAATTGAAATGCCCTTATTGTGGTGGCGCTTTACGTGTATATATCGAATATGGGTTGACTGTTGTAGCTGATATATCTACATCAGGAAAAATTGGTGAACATCGTATACTCAATGTTAATGTTTTTGACATACCCGATTGCAACGGTGTTGAGTGTATCTCATGCGGAACCATAACGGATGATGATGTTGCATTCAAAATACTGGATGAAATAGAGAAAGAAAATGGTACATGCGAATTTAATAATTTTTTCGATTCATGCAGACAATTTAATATTACAGAAAAGGTATAGCATGACACAACCGACACTAGAAAAATTTTTAGATGACGTAAAACACCACGAAATAACAGTTTATCAAAATAATGGAGTTTATCGGCATTTAACATTTCAGACGCCATTCACCAACGATATGCATTTTAACATTACTACAGTTCCCGGATATTTAATGATTACTGGAGACATGGGCGCATTAGTTTTTTTTAGATGTGAGGATATGTTCAGGTTTTTCCGTTCTGATGAATTGTTAATTAACCCATCATATTGGGGTGAAAAAATTCAATCAACCACATATGAGGCAAAAGACGTTAGTTTTTTAGAGTTTGATATAGACGAAGTTAAGAATCTCGCTCAAGAAGATTTGGATGATTTTTTGGCAGATAATGAGTTGTCAAATGAGGATGAGGGAAAATTGCGAGACGAATTCAGGCGTAAAATTTTATGCTCAAAAAATGAATTGGAGATTAGAGAGGCTGTGAATAATTTTAATTGTAATGGATTTGATTTTGCAGAGTTCTGGGGGGTAGAGTCCAGAAAATATAGATACCATTACATCTGGCTCTGTTACGCAATCGTCTGGGGCATAAAGAAATTTGATGAGGTTTCACAATGAATAAACGTAAGGCGGTGGTTATAAGTATAACAGAAGATGAATTTAATTATATTCATTTCGCAGTTAATGAGTATTTAGAATTCAGCGGTGGCAGTCATTGTAATTTGGTTGAAACTAGTTTCGATTCATTTCAAAAAAAATACTGGCGTGCCGTTATAGCACAAAAGTGTAGAGAAGTATCCAAATCCCTGAAAGAATAATATTAGGTATCTATATGAAAAATAAAAAATATGAATTAACCGACGAGTCAATAAAACGATCGGGAGTGACTCTATATAGGATTAGAGCACTGCGAGATTTTGGAAATGTCAAAAAAGGCGCATTGGGCGGATTTGTGCAGAGTGAGGCAAATCTGTCTCATTATGGTGATTCGTGGGTATATAGCGATGCTAAAGTTTTTGATCATGCACGTGTGATAGATAACGGCAAAGTTTTCTATAAAGCGGAGGTTTATGGGAATGCTATCGTTATCAAAGATTCAAGAGTTGACCATAAGGCGCGTGTATGTGGTCAAGCAATATTAACCGATTTTGCGCGTGTGGATGAGGATGCGACTGTCTGTGGGCAGGCTATTATAAAAGATTATGCTAACGTGCGCGGAGACGCGTGGATAGGTGGAAATGCTATTGTCAGTAAGCATTCGTGTGTTAGTGGAAATGCGTACGTATCTCACAGTGCTGAAATAGCAGTAGCTACGCCCGAATCATTTTTAAAAACCACAGCATTTATACATGACGATGCATTTATTTCTGTGCCAAACGATGTATTGGTCATTAGTCCTATAGGACAATACAACGACATCCTAACCGCGTATCGCAGTAAACGAGGAGGTATAGCGGTAAACATAGGGCGCTATGATGGCACTCTGGACGAATTTACGAGTAAATTTTTAGCTGAAAATACTAATACTTTATATTTAGAGCAATACAAGGTGACCATTGCGTTTATAAAGCAGTTTTTCAGGATAAATTAGGGTAGTAAAATCATGGTCGAACATAAATTAAAAATCAAATCCGAGTATTTTTCAGCCGTTATTAACAAAACGAAAACTGCGGAAATTAGGTACAACGACCGTAATTATCAGGTAGACGATATTCTAATCCTAAATGAAATTGACGAGAATGGTGTTTTTACTGGTAATAATTGCTCGGTTATTGTTACACACGCTTTAGATGATAACCAGTATTTACAGACAGGTTATGTGATGCTGAGTTTTCACCTCCGTTCAATAAATCCAGTTGAGGAGTAAATATTAATGGTTAATCTAAATCAATCTAACACGCCCAAATCAGAAAAAGACTATTGGAGGACGCCAAATAGTTTAATAAACGATGCTATAGGGCTATTGAATACGTGGCGGTTTAGTGTTGACGTTTGTGCGAAAGATGCTGAAACATCAATCGGTCTAGCAACTGCGTATATTGATGAGAGCATCGACGCATTGAGTCCATCAGTTGAATGGGATGAAGATTACATTGTTAAAAATGGGTATTACCATTGTAGACATTTACCGATGTTTTGTAATCCGCCGTTTTCGAAAAAATGGGAGTTTTTCCAACGAGCTATCGAGCAATCTAAATCATCAGGACACGAGATTTTAATGGTTCTGCCCTACACTCCCGCAACCCGCGCGTGGCATGAAAATGTTATCAGTCAGAACTGTATTATCTATGTTCCTGACGGTAGATATCAATTTCTGTTACCCAACGGTGAACGTTCACAGAATAGTTGCAGTTTTGAAACCTGCCTAATTTTGATTGTTCCGTTCAAATGTGGGAATGTGATAGTTAATTATGAGAGAGGATAATATGGGAAAATTAGTATTAAGAAAGAGCGATATAATGAAAATGCTATCTATTAGCGAAAGCACATTAAAACGAAAAATAAAGGCGGGTGATTTGCCCAAACCGTTTAAGGTGGGCAAAAACACAAGCGCCAACTTATGGCGAGCTAATGATTTACAGCGTTTTTTTGATTCAAAAGCCAATCAGACCACCAATCCATAAGCTCGATTCTTTGCGGTAAATACTCTGCTCGATTGTATGCGGCTCTAACTAGATCGGTCTCTTTATGCGCCAATTGCCGTTCGATAACATCCCTAGAAAATGGTGATAGTTCATTAAGCACGGTAGAAGCCAATGACCTAAAACCATGTCCCGTCATCCTGCCCTTGTAACCTAACCTGTATAATGCAAATAAAAATGTATTTTCAGACACAGGTACTCTGCTATTGACTGGAGATGCGAACACATATTCACATTCTCCAGTTTCTAATTCAATTTCATTCAATATTTTTAATGCCTGTTCTGATAACGGTACTACGTGAGTTTTTTTCATTTTCATTCGTTCCGCTGGAATTACCCAAAATTTACCGTCTCTGATTTCTGACCATTTCATGTACCTGATTTCATTTGTTCTGACAAACGTATGCGCAAGGAATAATAAACCAAGCCTTGTGATAGTTTCGTTATACGTTTCAATCTTAGTAAGCAATTCTCCAGCCTCCTCATATGGTATGCTGGGCATTGGTTTAATTATTCGTTTTTCGCGTAAAACTCTCGTGAGGTTATTTGCTGGGTGTGATTCTATGATGCCCAAATCCTGAGCGTAGTCAAAAACGGCTGTTACTCTACCAGCAACACGTTTAGCGGTCTCTAATAATCCCTGTTCCTGTATTTTTAACACAACGTCAGTTAAATCTACTCGTTTTATCTGCCCTATTTCCAAATCACCAATAAATGGGTAAACAAATTCCTCAAGTGAATATATAAACTGACGTTGAGATTTTTTGCTTGTAATTGTAGGTAACTTGACTTTTAGCCATTTGTCGCTGGCATTTTTAAATGTTATGCCCGTTGTCTCAGGTTTGCCTTTATTATTTTTAGCATTCATATGAGCGATTCTAGCGTCTGCCAAGCTCATATCAGGAAACCTGCCATATGTCATCGTCTTTTGTTTGCCGTTTTCTAAATAATTAGAGCGCCAACTTTTAACACCTGTTTTTGTTATAAATAAATAAAGCCCTCGCCCGTCTGAAAGCTTGTACGCTTTGTCTTTGGGCTTGGCGCTTTCAATCTGTCTTACTGTTAAAGTCATGGTATTGTCCTCCGATACCACGAATAATACCAT